TCATAAGCAGGTCCTTAATAGCTTCCTTGTATTCTTCGTTTACCCAACCTGTATTCAGTGTCGTAGTGATCTTACCGTTGGTGTTGAAGTTCTTGTATAGCTCCTCTGTTGTGTCGTAGGTGAACCCACTTGCGCCGGATGTTCCAATGCTTCGTCTGTACTGCTCACTTGTTGTTTGCATATTGTCATCGCTTCTCTTGAAGAAGTAGATCGGTTCCCATACGCCGTATCTGTTGATGTATCTTATCACTGCTGGCGTGTACTTACTCTCGCAGGTAGGATAGATGTCTATGGAGTCTAGGATCGTCTCATCGGACTGTAGCAGCTGGATGCTGTAGTATTTTGTGTATAGCAATGGCTCTGCTACTGTGTCTAGCCATTCTGTTACGTTGGTTACGCCACAGGGGAAGGTGAGGATCCTTCCCTCTGCTTGAGTGTTGATCAGGTCCGATGTAATATCAAAGTCTACCTCGTATTGTGAGTCACCTATCACTCTGACGAATGTAAGGTCGTTGTATCCTGATCCGTATTCTCCTGGGTAGGCTGCGATTATCTCATTGCCTGCATCGGTTACGTAGATGCGTGAAGTGTTGTGTAGGAAGCCTGTGGAGTGCTGCTTGTTTGCTCCTTCCGTGAATAGGTGGTATCCATTGCTTGCCTCAAAGATTGCCGTGCTGCCGGTGTCGTTTGAGATTGTAGGAGGATCAGATTTATTGTAGTAGCTCACATTGTAGTCGATCTGCACCCATACGACGCTGCCGTCCGGCACATTCCCTACGTCGATAATATCGAAGCCGCTGTAGCTATTGGTCAGGTACTCCTCGACCATTGCCGCGATGTCGAAGGATAGGTCCGTGCTTGCAAAGACATCTCTGAACAATGTGTATTGCGGCGAGGCAGGTCTGCTGCCTCTCGCTCCTGTCCAGATGTAAACTTCCAGGGTAACGTCCGTCATCGAGGAGGCTAGTGATCCGTAGTTGGCCGTGATGTATATAGGGCTTCTTGCTCCTATCAGTTTTGTTGGTGATACTATAGGCATCAGAATATATCTTTTAGGGTGTACTTCATAAACTCTTCTATGTCGAGCTTGAATGCTTTTCTTATCTCCTGTGGCATTCGCTTGTATCCTAACGTGAATGCTCTTGTGAAGAAGTGGCTCGGTTTAATTCCGTCTCGGTATATCTTGTTCTGTATTGCAAAGGCAAGGCTCCGTCTCTTAATGAACCGGCCTTGCTCGTCTCGTATGCTTTTGAATCCTCTTTTTACTATCCATTTGTCTATTGGTCCGATTGGTGGCTTCTTGTTTCGGTAGCTGTAGGGTGTGTTGTATTTCTTCTTGATACCGCTGACACCTTTGTCCTGGTATTCTCCGTAGTCCTCCATAAAAAATTCGAAGCGGAAGCTGACGCCGCTCTTGCTAGGCTCACTCTTGTAGCCTAGGCTGTCGTATAGCTTCTTGCTGACGTTCTTCTTCTTCTTGGTTAGGTTCGTTCGTGCTTGCTGCACGACGTACTTACCGAAGGTATCAAAGGTCTCTTGGAGGTATTTTGGGTTAAACGCAGGCACTGATATCTTTATTCGGTATGCTTATGTTGATTGTCATATCCCATCCGGCTAGCTCGTTATCGAAGCGCTCAACGAACGGCTCCGCTGTAGGCGTGCCGTCGACCTGGTATTGGTCCGAGAAGATTGTTCCTCTGCTCATATCCGTCCATAGCTTGTTGGCTACCTGTAGCATTGTGTTGTGCACGTCCTGCTCGTTGCTGTTGCCTCTGAAGATCTCTCCGTCCCTTGGGTTGGACTTGTTGAAGTCCACCAGGTCCGCAAATAAGATACTGACGTTAAACGTCATCACGTGATCGGCAAAGGTTACGTTCTGCACGATGATGTGGGCTAGTGGGAAGATCGTTTGCTTCGCTAGGTCCACCTCAAGCAGATCTCCTGTCGTCACTGTGTTAATGCTTGGGTTTGCCTCCAGGCTTGTCTTTAGTTTCTCTAGTAAGTCGTAGTATCCTGTCATTGCTTCTTTAGCATTCTTTGTTCTGTTTCTATCTTGTCTTTCTCAAATTCTAGGTACATCATAGCGCTGTGGAGACCGAGCCTAGCAACGTCTTTAAACTTTGTAACGTCTCCTTTAGCGAGTGCATAGAAGCTGCTGTACCATCCCCACTTTCGTGCGAAGTTTGCTTGTACGCTGTAGTCATCTCCTCCTCCGAAGACTCCATCATAGCTATCGACAATTCCGTTCCTAAAGTCCAAAAAAAAACCAAGGCACCGAAGACCATCGTCATTGGTGCGCTCTTCATTGTTTCGCTGTACTTATGGCTGCTTTCGTATTCCTCTGTCTTGTAGAGCTCCTTGGCCCGACTTACGACGGGCCGGTAGAGGATCGCCATTGCGTTGTGCATCGTGTCCCAATCTACGATCGTGCTATCCAAGTCTACATACTCTCCGAAGGTAATATCCTCGAGGTTAGGTATGAATCCGAACTCTTTGTTGCCTAGGCTTACGCTTTTCTTTAGGCTGTGCTTCTTATCAAAGTATCCGAAGATGCGACTGCTGATCCTGGTGACTTCCTTGTAGGGCATACTGTTGATAATGATCAGCGGCACGTTGCAGAAGATCTCTATTGCCTTCTGTGCTAGGAACATCTCGTCTTCGCTTTTGAGCGAGACGAATCTTTGGTATTGTCCTAGTGTGATCTCGTGGAGACCTTCCGGTATGATGATTTCAACCTGCATATATAAATAACTGTTTTTTTTGATTCTGTTTTATCTCACTGCGTATTTTCCGTAGTTCGGTCGTGCCATTCTGTTGTATGTGGCGTAGCGTATTGCATCGATAGCGTGATTGTATTGGTCCACCGGTTTATTGAGGATCTTGCCGTTGGTATCTTCTATCCACTTGTAGTTGCGCATCTCTTTGATCAGGTTGATGCTTCCCTTGGTGATGTAGAGCTTGTGTCTCTTGAGCATATCTATACCGGCCATTACGCTGTCCGGGCCCTTTGCTGTGGGTTTGATGTTCCAGCCAAATAGTTGCAGCTCCTTTATACTCTTCGGCTCTGCACTATCTGCAAAGATTTCTACCCTACGGTCCAGGTTCAGTCCCTGGAGCGTTTTGTGGATATCTCTGTTTGTCATACCTGTTTGGTATATCTTCTCATCAAAGTATAGCTCTCCGTTGTATTCGTATGCTGCGACGAGTGTTGTTGGATCGTTCGTGAACCCGAAGTCCATTCCCATTGCGACGAGTCTTCCTCCTTCCGGTATCTTCTCTGTCTCGTGGTATTGAAAGATGAGCGCTTTGGACGCTCCTCTCTCTCCTAGTCCGTAGACTTGCCAGTATTGTTCGTCTGTTTCCTTCAGGCGTTCGATCTCATCGACGATCGTCTGTGGTAGGAAGGGATTGTCTAGGTATGTTGTTTTGTGGAACTGTGCGTCGTTTCTTGGTATGACCTTGTCGTAGATCCAGTGGTATTCATCACTTGGGTTGTAGTCAATGATCACTCGGCCTGTGGTCCGGAGGATCAGCTGTTGCCAGTCTTCGTAGTGCAGCTCGTTGGCCTCATTGATGTAGAGCAGGTCCCTCTTGCGACCTCTTACCTTCTGTGGTTGGTCCAGGGATATGAACTCGACCATATTCCCACCGAGCATATACTCGTGTGAGCTTTTGTTGTGGTTTGCCGGGTTGTATTGCCCGACCTTCTCGAGGATCTCGAAGAAGTCACGCATCACCGAAGACCTCACCGCAGGGAAGGTCTTCCGGCATATGGTGATCGTCTTTCCTTTAGCTTCGGATAGGCAGTAGTAAATTATCCATATCAGGATGTTGTAGGTCTTTCCTGAACGGGTACCTCCTTGCTCGATGATGATCTTCTTGTCAGCTTGGAGTAGGTGCCTGAATACAACATTAGTCTCTAGTTGCATCTACGATCTTAATGTTGAAGCCTGTATCTGTATCGTGCTGTATCTCCTGGCGTTCTATGTAGCCTCGGTTCTTGCCTTTGGTCTTCAGGTAGAAGATTGTCGCACCTGTGCTTCCTTCTCTTATCTGCTTGTGGAGTTGGCTCTCGGCGAAGTCTAGAGCTACGTTTTGTAGCTCGTCTATCGCTGCTTTGAATTCAGGATCGTTATTGTAGTAATCATAGTAGGTGACTCTTGCGACTCCTACCATCTTGCAGGCCTGGGTAACTACACCTAGGCTTTGCTCCATTGCATCGATCAGTTGCTTTTTATTCTGTAAGGTTTTGTTTGCTGCCATAGTGTTTTTTATTAATTAGAGAGCCCGGGGATGTAAGCGACACCTGCCCGGGAACCAAACCATACCTTCAGGGATTTGGGCTGAAGGTTTTATAGTAAGAACGTTTGCTTATATAGTCTCTCCGTTTATTTGTACTGTTATGTGTTCGTCAAGTTGTTGCATTCTCTCTATGATGACCTGGCAGTACTTCGGATCGAGTTCGATGCCATAGCATTTTCTTCCGAGTTGGTGGCAGGCTACCATTGTGCTTCCTGATCCCAAGAAGGGATCTCCGACGATCTCGCCTCTCTTTGAGCTGTTCTTTACCAGGTCTCCTACTAGTGGGATAGGTTTCATTGTGGGGTGCACGTCGTTCTTTGATGGTTTGTCGTGGTGTATGATCGTGCTTTGTTCCTTGTTTACTTCTTCGAGGAGCTTTACGAGCTCCTCTTTCTTCATCTTGCTGAAGTCTACCTCTTCTTCTATTACTGTAGGGTTTGTTCTATCGTTTGTGAAGTAGTGTCCTGCTCCTTCTTTCCATCCGTAGAGGATTGGTTCGTGTTTCCATTGGTAGTCTTGTCTACCGAGGACGATGCTGTTCTTTACCCATATCAGGCACTGCTTGAGGAGCAGTCCGCTTCTTTGCCATCCTAGACGGAAGGCGTTGCTTGCGCTATCGGCGTGGAAGACATACCAGCCTCCGCCCTTCTTTGTTTTGTGTGCGTTTGCATCGTAGAAGCCCTGGAGGAACTTTAGGAAGTCCTCGTCACCCATCTTATCGTTTTGGATCTTCAGGCCGTTGCTTCCTTCGTAGTCTACATTGTATGGTGGATCTGTTACTACCAGGTCGTAGTATTGTTCGCCTGTTAGTCGCTCGACGACGTCGTAGGACGTGCTGTCGTCGCAGATCAGACGGTGGAGCTCCTCATCTGCCTTGTGGAAGGTTATGAGGTCTCCTTGCTTAACATATAGCTCCGTCTGTTCTGATGCTTCGTAGTGATCGTCTTTTGCTTCTTCTTCATCGAGCTGGGCCCAATCCTCGGGGAAGTCCATTCCCCAATCTAGAAGGTCTTCTGTGTTCCATTCGTTTGCTAGCGCATCCCAATCCCATTCTCCGAAGCTGGAGTTGTCCTTGATGATGAACTGTTTCTCTTGGTCCTCGGTGAGGTTGCTTGCTTTGATGATGGGCACCTCTTTGAGGCCTGCTTCCTGGCAGGCTCTCAATCGCATATTCCCTCCGAGCACTATCATATCGTCATTGACGACGATTGGGCGTAGGTCGAGCATCTCCGGAAATTCCTTGATGCTCTTCACTAGCTTTTCGAACTTGTGTCCCTTGATTGTTCTCGGGTTGTTTGGGTTGGGCCTTACGGCTGTGATCTTTACTCTTTCCATTATAATCCGCAGTATCCACTGTCGCATTCATCGAAGTCGTCTTCGAATAGTTCGAACTGTAGTTTGTAGTTTTTTATTTGTTCGTATGTTACTCCTGTCTTCCAGGTGCCTTTTCCTCCTCTTCCTATTTCTTGATCGGCAAACCATTGCATCTTCTCCGGGTTGCGCTCGAACATCTTTTTGAGTAGGATCTCGTTTCTGTGGAAGCATCCGACACAGTTGTTCATCCAAGCAAATCGTACCGGCTTGTCTTTCCAGTACTCTTCGATCTTGTCTTTGTAGATGTTATCGATGATCAGAGGGAACGATGGCGCCTGCCATTCGAACACTTGCCACTTGTTGCGGCCATCAGGATGTTTTTCTACTGTGGCTTTGATCTCGAGCAGTCCGTTCTCATTCTTCTTGCCGATCATCTTCTTTGCTCGACGCTGCTCATTGGCTCGGAAGCCAATACGCATATCTACCGGCTCTCCTATTTCTTTATGCCACCATTCAAAGATAGGTATGAGTTTCATATTCGTGGTGCAGTATCGGTGCAGTTTGTTTGGTAGCCATCCGCCTTTTGTTTTGACTACCTCATCGAAGGTTACTCCGGTCACCCAGGTGATCGGTCTTCCGATGTATTGCTCTAGGTCTAGCATTGTGTAGATGATCGCATCTTCTTCTGCTGTAGCTATGAACGGAGCTTGGATCCTGTCTTCTATTTCTCTTCTGATCTTTTCGTCTTTGAAGCGACAGTTTTCGTCTTCTATACGTACCAGCGAGAACACATCGTAGTCAGCAGGATAGTGTGCTGCGATGTAGGCTGATGTCTTTCCTCCGCTTAAGCTGTTTACGCTTTTCATTATAAAGTGTCTTCTATATAATAACTGTCAATATCGTTTTTGTCCAGGAAGAAGTGTTTGTAGCGTTCTAGCGCCTGTTGCACTTTCTCTCGTCCTGCGAGGTAGAACTCCTCGCTGACGTGATAGACTCCGATGTCTAGGCTGCCCTTGTCTATGGCAGCGAAGTGGAA